AATTAACAATAACTGCAATATTTTTTGTCGCAACAATGCAGGCTCAAATATTTGAGAAAGGAGGTAACAATGGACCCGTGTACTAAAGCAAAGGAGATTGAGCAAATTAGTGGGAGGTTGGAAGACATTGAAGAGGATATTGATGGTAATGGAAAGCCTGGGATAAAAGGAGAGTTAATAATGATTAAGGATGAGCAGCGAGCAATGAATAAGATAATGTCTGCACTAAACACAAATGTATCTGCTCTATTAATTTTTCAGGCTGAGGTAAACACCGCTGAGAAACTCAAACAGCGTATCAAGATGAATACTGCGAATGTGGTAAATATCATTATAACTGCTATCATAGGGATTGCGGCTGTTGTTGTTGCATTAATAGTAAAATCGTAATGCCAAAGTATTCAAATACATCTAAAAGTCGTTTGGTAACTTGTCATGAGGATTTGCAAACTTTATTTAATGAGGTCATCAAATATTATGACTGTACTATCGTTTGTGGGCATCGTGGGGAGATTGCGCAGAATGAGGCGTATGCTGCCGGAAACTCTGAAAAACCGTGGCCGCTTTCCAAGCATAATAAGTGGCCGAGTTTAGCCGTAGATGCAGCACCATTTGAAAAAACTGCTATTGATTGGGGGAAATTACAGTCTTCCAACTTTGCAGGGTTTGTGATGGGTGTTGCTGAAATGCTATTTGCTGAAGGTAAAATTACACATCATATCCGTTCTGGTGCAGATTGGGATATGGATGATGATGTTGATGATACAAAATTTTGGGACGCTTGTCACTTCGAGATTATAGAATGAAGTATGAAGAGCATATAGTGGTAGAAGGTTTGCGTAAGGGGGATTCTCAAGCATACAAAGCGATGGTAAGTCGTTTTAAAACATCGTTGTATGTATTAATCTTTAATTTTATCAATAACAAAGATGATGCTGAAATGTTAATGACACATTCATTTGAGGATGCCTGCCTAAAGATTAAGTATTATCAACCAACAAATAAGTTTAGTACTTGGTTGTTTTCTATAGCAAAGAATAACTGTATTGATTTTATAAGAACAAAGAACAGACGTATTACTGAAGTTCCCCTTACTGAAGATTGTAAGTTTATTTCTTATGGAGTAGAAACGCCAGAGGATTTATTTATTTACAATCAGCAGATGGAGATGGTAGAACGGGCAGTGTCAAAGTTAAAGTGTAAAACTCGGCTAATGGTTGAGGAGTATTACTTTAATGGATTGCAATTTCATGAAATTGCTGACAAGTACCAAGAACCTTCCTCAACAATTCGAGTGCGGGTTCTTCGAGCAAGAGAACGTTTAAAAGAGTTACTAACCAAATAAAGAGAGAAATGAAAAAGATTATTGGTTTTATCATGGTGCTGCTTCTTGCAAGCAGTTGTACGTGTATGCTAGCACAAATTCCGCCACAGTATATACAGGTTGGGACAAATTGTGAGGCAGTTCTTCCGGATTACACCACGCCTGAATTCATAAAGGTGGAGGATAATTGCCAAATAAAATCGGTTACGCAGGACCCTGTGGCTGGTACTATTCTTAACGCAACCAATCCACAGATTACCGTAACAATTACAGCAACTGACGCATTTGACAACTTTTCTCAGGTGTCTTTCGTGGTTAAGGCGGTTGATACCGTTCCACCGACTATCATTCCACAGGGCAGTCTTATTGCTGATAATTGGGAAGTGATTAACAATATGTATGATGTTGCTGATAAACTATTGGCGGAACAGGAGGCCTTCTTCGATTCCAATTTTGATTGGGAGGCAGCAGGGATTCCAGAAGACATGCGTCCAATAGATCAGTACAACAAAAAGGTACTGAGCACTTTAACATCCCCCGCTCATGCTACTACAGGATATGGTGGAAGGTTTACATTATTTTTGAGCGTAAATGATTCATACATAGCAAAATGAAAAAGTATTTAATCATACTATTCTTATTTCCAGTTTCATTATTAGCACAGGTTAATTTGTCATATATTGGACAGACCTTTATTGACACTACCTGCACAAATGTGAATGGTATATCTATTCCACGAACTGATCTTGCTACATTTGTATTTAAGAACAATTATGTGGAAGCCTGTAATACAGGTGGGTATATGCTTCAGGCAGGTGTAGAAAGTAATACTTATCCACAATATGTCAATACCTTACCAAATAGTGAGATTATAGGAAATAAGTTTGTATGGACGGGGGATCAGAATGCTAATACAATAACGCATGGTATTTTTACAGGATATGAAGCTAACGCTCGTATTATGTATAACTATCTTGATTATGTTCCAATGGGAATCATTCGTAAATCCAATGGCATGACAGATAGCACTGGCGTTGTTGCTTATAATATTATTCGAAATCCTCCGGCAGTTGGAGTCGTGGTTAAAGGAATGAATGGAGTCAGGATATATAATAACACATTCTATTCTGAAGATTCTACCTACACAAGTCCTGGTATTGGTACATGGAGAGGTTTAATTGATGTTTACAAAAACGATAATCCGGTTGCGGATGCAAAGTATGTAAAGATTAAAAACAACATCTTCTACACCAAACGAAGGATTGTCAATATAAATGTTATGGATACTGCTTGTTTACAAGGTTTTGAATGTGACTATAACATTTATTGGTGTGAAGAAGGAGAACCTCGTTTTCAGATAGGTGCAAATTATAAAACGTGGGCTGAGTGGAGAGCATTAGGGTACGATACTCATTCAATGATAATGAATCCTCACTTTAAGGACTTCATCAACTTCGTTCCAGAGTTTCGTTTGCAGTGGGGGACACCTACCGAATTTGATATGGGGATTGCAATGAGTGATTATTGGAAGGCAGGGTTTGATATGCAGTTGGTAAAACAGAGAGGTTATTGGCAACAGGGTGCAAGAATCTATGAAGGAGATATGGTTATTTTCTTTCGTAGTGGTCAACTGCTCTATGGTGATTCAATAAGTATTCCTCTTACTACTGGAAAGATTATTCTTAATCAAACAGAACTAATTATTCAGCAATGACTTGTTTTGGTAAAATGTTTGGTAGCGTTGATGACCGGCCTTTTGATTCGGTCCCATTTCGTATTGTAACTTTTGGTAGAAATGTGTACAGTGGTGGCAATAGCTTGAAAGGGTGTGTAAATGATTCTTTGCTTTTACCACAACCACTGCTTTCGGCATTTACTGAAGTGGATGTTCGGCGTTATACGGATTATCAGGCTACGGTAAAGAATTACAAGTGGGCTGCTTCCCAAGCAATCGCTTCATTACAGCCCGGAGCTACCGTTGTTGTGATAGCTGATAGTTGTTTTTCTGAGGGTATAACCAAAGGCAATCCGCATGATATGTTCAATGGGAAGCCGGTAAGAAATCGTTTCCTTCCAAATCCTGCCGTGCCTATTGGAATGCCGGTAAAGCATCAGATATTTCGTTCTGGTCATTTACGTTGGTTGGTCATAAGTGCTTGTCAAGAGAATCAGACGGCTGCGGATGCTTACTTCTCTGATATCAAAAAGTACATGGGGGCTTTGTCCTATGGGTTGCGTCGTGGATATGAAAGAGAGATGACATGGCAGGAGTGGTTTAGCATGGCAGCGGCAATACTTTACCAACTTGAGTTTGATCAGATTCCAACACTTGAAGGTCCGGATTCTCTGAAAAATGAAATTATCGGAGCAAATGAAACATTAATCATTCATAACTCTTCCCATGGAACACAATTAAATGATATTTCTGGTGATGAGATTGATGGAGTAGATGAAGCACTTTATTTTGACAAGCCTTTGCTTGATGATGATATTCATGTAATTTTGCAAAATATTCCTTTATTGTCTAATTAAAACAAATTGTCATGACAACACAACAGTTTTTTAAAGGTCTGTTTATGGCACTGATGGCAGTGATTGTAGCGGCGTTTTCACAAACCCCTATTGATTACCTGCTTCTTGCTGTAACAGCAGTGAGCACAATCTTGACGTATACAGGAAAGAATCTTGTGGCAGTTCTCCATTCTGATTCTCCTGCTGGGGCACTCAGTTGGATAAACCTTGCATCAGGTCTTCTGATTGCCCTTGGTACTGCGGCATTGCAGTCATTCGGGCAGTTCGTTATTGAAGGAGTAGTAATTTGGTCTATCGTATGGAAAGTGGCTCTATCAGCCGCATTCACATATCTTGGTGGTACTTTCCTTGCTCCTCCGTACAATACAACAAAAGTACGAGTGTTTGGCTCGGTAAAGAAAGCTGCTTAAGAAAAGTCCCCCGGTTGAAATATACCGGGGGTTACTTAAAAAATTATTGAAATGAAAAGAATAAGCAAATCCCCTTCTCTTCAAACTAATCAGATTAGTTTAGAGGGTTCACTTTTGAATAGAGGAATGTTAGCCTCTTTACTAGGATTCCAATATGATGGAGAACGAGATTTGTATAGGGCTTTGGGGTATCCCTCTGGAGAGATCAAGTTCTCAGAATTTTATTCTAGATATACTAGGCAGGACATCGCCAAGGCGGTGATTGATCGTCCGGTACGAGCTACTTGGCAGGGAGCTTTGGAACTTGTGGAAATGGAAGAGCAGGAGGATACCGTTTTTGAAACGGCTTGGGCAGAATTGGATCGTAAAATGAAATTTAAAACTAAACTGGCTAGGTTGGATCGTTTGACTGGTTTAGGTCGTTATGGAGTTTTATTGTTAGGATTAGACGATGTGACAAGTCGGGAGGCGTTTGCTAAACCCGTAAAGGATGGTCAAAGAAAATTACACTATGTAAAACCATATAGTGAAAGTAGTGCAGCTATTTTGGAATTGGAAACAAATCCTACCAATCCAAGATACGGCTTGCCTTTATATTATACTATGTCTGTTAAAGAAGCAAATGGGGGGACTACTGATGTAAAGGTACATTATTCCAGAGTGATTCATGTCACCGATGACCCTTTGGAGTCTGAAGTATATGGAACTCCTCGTTTGGAAGGGATTTATAACCGATTGATGGATATTGAAAAATTAGTCGGCGGTGATGCGGAAATGTTTTGGAGGGGAGCTAGACCAGGGTATGAAGGTAAAGTAGCTGATGATTATACTCTCACCAAAGAAATGAGAGAGGATTTGCTTCAGCAAATAAATGAATATGAAAATAATCTCCGTCGTTTTCTGATAAACGAAGGAATTGATATACAGGCTCTTCAGCAGCAGATTGCTAGTCCAAAGGAGCATTTTGAAGTACAGATAGCTTGTCTTTCTGCTGTAACAGGCATTCCTCAGCGAGTGCTTATGGGGAGTGAACGTGGGGAACTTGCTAGTTCACAGGACTCATCCGAGTGGAAAGAGTATGTACAGGCCCGTCGGGAAGATCACGCAGAACCAAATATAGTTCGTCCGCTTATAGATATTTTGATTCAATATGGAATTTTACCAGCTCCGGTTACGGGAAATTATTCTATAAAGTGGAACGATCTATATTCACTCAGTGAGAAAGCTCGTGTAGATATTGGTAAATCTAGGGCAACCGCTATTCGGGAATATACTTATACTCCGATGGCTGAAACAATCCTGCCTCCGGATGCTTTCTTTGCTTTCTGTCTTGGTTTAAATACAGAGCAGATTAACTACATCACAAGACTTAGGGATGAGATGATAAGCAAGGAAGAGCTTTATAATAAAATAGTGGATAGTTTAGAGGAGCCTGAACCTGTTCCAGTAGCAGCTCCTGCTAAACCGGGAACGAAAAAAACCAATCCGGTTAAGAAGTAATGAATACTGTAACGACCTATACTGAAATCCAGCGTAGAAATTACGATCCAACGAATACTACTGCGTTGAGAAATCTCTTTGCTAGTGATATGAATCGTCGGTTTAAAGCGATTATGGCAGGTATAGTGACTGGAGTTTATAAAAATGATTGTTTTGGACTTAAGGAAAGGCCGCATATACTACAAGTAGTACCTCCGGCCAGAGAGGCTTTTGCGTATGTGCGTAGCTCAGAAAAAGTGGCAAAATTTATGGAGTGGTTACAAAAGCAGATAGAATCTGAGTTAGTAACGGTAATAAATTTGTCACAGGTAGGAACTTCGGTAGAAGCGGCCTGGATGAATAAATATATCTATGATTCTTATAAAAGGGGAGTTATACGGGCTAGGTACGAGATGATAAACAAGGGAATGCAGATACCTTCTATTGATGATTCCGGGGGAATTGAGATAGTTATGGGGACCCCTTTCCATTTAGATCGGGTGGGACTTATTTTTACTAGAGTCTTTACTGATTTAAAAGGTATTACGGAAGCAATGGATTCACAAATAAGTCGTATATTAGCGCAGGGATTGATAGATGGGGATGCCCCTCGCTTACTAGCGAGAAAATTGGTAGCTACTATTGATGGTACAAATATGGGTTCTTTAGGAATAACAGATACATTGGGGAGATTTATTCCAGCCAAGCGGAGAGCTGAAATTTTGGCTCGTACAGAAATTATTCGGGCTCATCATTTAGCCACTATACAAGAATATCGAAATTGGGGGGTTTTGGGAATTACTGTGAAAGGAGAATGGAAAACAGCAGGGGATGATCGAGTTTGTGATAGATGTGCAAGTCTGGAAGGGAAGATTTTTACATTGGATGAAATAGAACCAATGATTCCACTTCATCCACAGTGTAGATGCATAGCACTTCCGTATATTGAAGAACTTGAAAAATATAACGTAAAGTAGGAGGATAAAAAGATGCAAAAAGTAGATTTGATTTATTTCAATTGGATTATCCTGAAATAAATATTCAGGTGATTGATCCTCTTAAATATAAAGAATTATTACAAACATACTCAAGTAAAATAAATATGGAAGGGTAATGCTATGTGGGACATAAATGATGTGGATAAGCACAAGAAAGGTTTGTCCGACAAGAAAAAGAAGCAATGGGTTCGCATTGCAAATGCTGTTCTTGCTAAATGTATGAAGGATGGTGGGACTGATGAAGAGTGCGCTCCAAAAGCTATTAAACAAGCTAATGGGGTGGTTAATACGAATAGTGGTGAATACGCTATTTATAAGAATAAACCAGATTCTGATTATGAGGTGACTCTTACTGTCCATCAGGAAAAGCCTTATTATATTGTTCCTGTGGTTATGATGGTAGAGGGAGTTCATAGTGGGAGTCATGGTCCACTACTTCATAAGATAGATGAGCTTGGTAAGATTCCTGCAGCGTGGAATGGTATTCCTGTTGTGATAGATCACCCGGAGGATAAAGATGGTACACCTATTTCTGCTAATGCCCCTGATGTGATTGATAATCGTTCAGTAGGTAAAGTTTACAATACTACTGTAGATGGTTTAAAGTTAAAGGCTGAAGCATGGCTGGATGAGGATAAATTGAATGAAATAGCCCCGGAGATTCTACAGGATATCCTTAATAACAAACTGATTGAAGTCAGTGTTGGGGTATTTAGTGAAGAGCAAGATGAAGAAGGGACTTGGAATGGGGAAGAGTATAAAGCAGTTGCTTATAATTATCGCCCGGATCATCTTGCTATTCTTACTGAATTTGTAGGAGCTTGCTCTTGCAAAGATGGTTGTGGGATACGAACAAACAAAGATAGTATGGAAGCCGAATTGACACTTTCCGGTAAGGATTTGGCTCTTGCCTTAAACAGAAAAGGGCTATCATTTGTAGAAATCTGTAGTAATGCAGACGCAAGTTTTCGTGAAAGAATGGATGCCGCTTATACGGTTTTACGGAGTTTTGAGACGAGAGATACGTACTGTTACTTGGAAGAAATGTATGATTCATACTTGGTATATGTAAAGAGTTCCAGTGATGGAGCCAAAATGTATAAACAGGATTACTCCTATGAGAGTGGGAAAATCGAATTGGTAGGGAATCCTGTTGAAGTCCATCGTAAGGTGGAATATGTGACTAATAATTTAAGTACTAACAAAAAGGAGGTAAACATGAGCAAAGAATGCGCTCCTTGCATCAAAGCAAAAGTGGATGATCTGATTGCCAACAGTCAGGGCCGCTGGACCGAAGATGACAGGGAATTTCTTCAGACTTGCTCCGAAGCCCAGCTGGACAAAATGAAACCCACTGAGGTTGTGAAGGAAGTTGAGAAGAAAATTGAAGTGAACAAGCTTACTCCGCAGCAGGAAGCAGACCTCGCCTTTGTTGCGAATATGCGTGCGGAGAAGAAGCGGACGATGATCTCAGAGATTCAGGCCAATACCGAACAGGGTACATGGACTGATGACGTACTTGGAAAGATGGATGATGATGTCCTTTCGAGGATTCATAAATCCGTAGGTAAGAAGGAAGCCCCGGTGGATTATTCCCTCGGTGGTGCCGCTCCGGTTATTAACGCAGGTTCTCCAGATGAAATTCTGACTCCTGCTGGAATTGATATTGAATAAGGGAGGGAATGATCATGACTGCAAAGAATACAGTTATTTTGAAGAACTACTCCAATATTTTTGAGGAGT